TGAATGATGATAGAAAATACAAACAAGTTCAAAGAAAACTAGAATCCCTCTCATCTATTCAGAGATTGGCTTTATTTTTTGAAAAACATCAAAATGACTAAACAAAAGCAATTTTACAAAAACCCATATATCGGCATGATTTATACCGATGGGAAAAGAACTTATGAGTTTATGAACAACCCTTTTTATGGAGTCATTGATGGATGCAAACCACAACCGTCATGGGTTGAGATTACTTTGGAGTTAAAATGAAAAAGAAAGAACATTCTTCAGTCAAACTAAGAAAACTTAAAGATATTAGACGTAAAGATTTAGAAAGAAACTTTTTAGATATACAGCTAAAAGGACAGGACCATTATGTTTTTATTAAAGAAAATGGCAAGGCTCAAGTTGTTTATGAAGAAGGTCGGTGGGTCAAAGAGCATATAAGAACTGCGGTTCTTAAATTTAATTATGAAGTTGATAAAACAGACAATATGTTAATAAGAGACTTTGAAGATAAATATATTGATGAGTACGAGAAAACTTTAGAATAATTTAAAACGCTTTTTTCTTCTTGGTTTTACAAATTCAAGATCAACAAAATGATTTAAAAGAGAAGATAAAAACATATCTTGTTTTAATTTATATCTGACCAAATGAGTGCAATAACGTTTTATATTATCAATGTCATCAGACTCCATAATTTGTCTGCATTGAAGCTCGACCTCTAGTTCCATTTCTGGAGGAGCTTTCTCTATGTCGATATTAAGAAACTTTTTGATCATTTAACTGGAAAGAGCTTCTCTTCTATCATTTTGACGATTGCGTCATCAACATCATTGTCACTTTTCTCAGCTGCAGATTTCAGCATGAGCAAAAGCCCCTTACGAATCGACTCACTCTTGCCGAAGCGTATGAATAAATTAATTAAAAACTTTGACATGGATTTTTGTTTTCTTTTCCTAACATAGCTAGATTGTTAATATAAAACAAGAAAGGCAAACCGCATGGAAGAAGAAAAGCAAGAAAAAGAAGGTTTTGATTGGGGTGATCTTTTTGGTCACGGTGTCAGATTTCTGATTTTGACTTGGAGTTTATCGATGATGACTTTGGGATATATGGGCAAAGTCAGGATTGATGGAGCCTTCACCGCAGGTTTGGTCAGTGGAGTGCTTGGCAGTTATGGAATCTCAGTCGGACAGAAGAAAGGTGGCAATAATAACAGCAATGGCCCTAAGATAGTGGATAATAGTAAAAACAAAGTCGGTATCAAATGAAAAAACTACTTCTTTTATTTCTGTTTATACCAGTTGCTTCGTATGCAGATATTCAAAGTACGATCACATCAAGCGTCAAATTGGAAAGTTTATCTGCAGCAACTTCAGCCGATAAAATTGGCTCATCGTACAGCATAAGCGGAACTAATATAACAACCACAAGTGGAGACGCTGCAAGTGTGGGTGGCTTCGGATCAGTCACAAATGGGGTCCCAGCAGTAACCATGCCGAGTGCAACACAAACAACTGCTGGTGAAACCTTCAGCTTCACACAGTCTTACCTTGAAGGTGATGCTACTGCTGGATCAGCACCAACTGTAGGAACTGTTGGAAACTTCAGTGATTTGACTTCGACTGCAGCTGGTTCAGTAGGAACAGCAGCCGTCACTTTAGATCATCACACAATGTCTTTAACAGGTGGAACTGGAACAGGGGTTGTTCTAACTGGTCAATTTGTAACAGACTTAACTGTTGATTGATGTGGAAATATCTTCTTTTAATATTTTTTGTTAGTCCAGCACACGCAATTCCTGTCGTGCCAAATTTTACAAGTGCTACAAGTACGAGCCGAAGCGTCACCACAAATAATCTCACAGAAAATATTCGAGAAGTTCGCTACAATTCAGGCTATACCTATTCGGTGACAGGATCTGGCATATCTTGCGGAAATTGTGACACGATTTCTATGCCCAATGCAACCGTTACTGAAACCATCAACGGAACGACTTATGAATGGACTGGTTTAAATATGGATCAAAAACCAAACTGGCAGCAAACCACACAAGGGAATGCTTTTCAGTTTTCAGAGTTTTACAAAGGCCCTTCTTTAGAAAGCGTGATCGATATAACAAGAACGGTGCAGTCAGAAGTGGTTACCGATACTACGGTTATTTTTTCCAACTAGTAAGTCTTTTTTCTTGTTTGCCAAGTTACGCAAACACCTCAGCTGTGGCGAATCCACAATCCAATACATCATCTAGTGTGTCAAACTTCGCCACACAGGTTTTGACGGGTCCGATGACTGAAAACACATATGGAAATGGAATCAAATGCTCAGGAGCTACATTATCAGTCAGCCCATTTGCAACCACTTCTGTAGCGATCAAGCGACCTCAAGACTATACATACCTCACGCCAGTTTATAACGAAGCCACAGACGAAGATGGAAACCTTACAAATGCAGGGGAGATCCTTTTCTATAAAGAAAATTATAGTGGCAACAAAGATGCAACCTCCTTTAACTTTGGAATTGCTGCAACAATATCTGTTCCGCTTGACAAACGCTTTCAAGATGCGTGTTTAAAAAGTGCAACGACTCAAGAAAAAATACAAAGGCAAATATTATCAAAGGAAAGATTGAATTACGAATTGGCAAGATTAAAAAATTGTGGCCAACTTTATCGTGATGGAATTCGATTCACTAAGGATTCAAAATATTATTCTTTATGCGAGGATGTGGAAGTTGTAGAAAAGATGGGTCAAGTTATACCGCACACTCATAAATTAAAAAGCAACTGACGCTTTGATAATGGGTCTGGTTGCTGGTTTTATTTTACTGCATCTTTTTTCTTTGTCAGCTTCTTAATTGCTGTCTTGATAAGGTTTTTAAGAAGGTTAGCTATGATAG